CGACACAACATCGGTATTGTCGCTCTCAAACGTCTCGGTGAACGGTTTATCCACCGGCCCTTCGCTGTCGCTGATGACAATCGGGTCCAACGTAAACGGTTCGTCCGCATGGTCTCTCGGTACTGTGTAGCTCATATCTTCTCCTTGTTGTAATCCTCGAATGTGAATTGCACCGCCAGTAATTATGAACCGTCGCTGTCGCTCAGTTGCGATAACGAAACGTTCATAGAGGTCTAACGCCCGGTCAATTCGCGGAGTAATTGTTTGACCGAAATTGAACTTCATTGCTTATGTAGGAACTTCTTTCGCAGGGATTTCTTTCGTAGCTGGCTTGCTTGAGCCATCGCGATAGCGAGCTTGTGTGTCTTACTCGCGATCTGTGCTTGGTTCCCAGACGCTTTTGCCATGGCGAGCCTATGCTGGCATTCGGCTACACGTTCCTCTGCTGCGCGCAGGGCGTCGGCGCGAGAGTGCTTTTTTCGGGCCACGTTGGGGACTTAGGGTAAGAGCTACGGGCAAACTTTCTTCGTTACTCGCGCTTCCATTTCGTCAATGACCTTTTGTAGGGTATCTCGAAACGGAATGTAGGCGGCGCGCAGCTCAGAGTCCAGGTCTTTACAGTCGGCTAACAGACCGTGCTTCTCGATCTCCGCAGCTTCGTGCTCCGCTGCTTTGAACATCCCCTCAAGCACGTTCTTTTTGATAATGATATCGTCAATTATTCCCGGCATTCCCACTATCTCCTTTTTGTCGGTTTATCTTCAATGCGGCTTACGTCGCCGTTCGTATCGATCAGCCATCCGTATGCCGCCATGTTGTTGCGGAGCTTCTCGTTCCACGTTTTCAGATATTCGATTTGATCCTCCAGCTTTTGCACATGAGCCAGAGCATTCTCCACCTGCATATCCTTCTTAGCGATCCAGATGCCGGAGTTGCCGACGAAGCTACCAACGCCACCGAGAAAACTGAACAGGGCAACGCTCGCAAGCAGCCACTTTGTCGTCGGGGCCATGCTCGGCGGGCTCGTTTGCACCTGTACCTGTGGAGCCGATCTCGCATTTAACGCCGACGACGCTGCCAGCTGATGCACCATCTCGCGTATTTCTGCCATCTCTTCGCGATCGGCTTTTGTCATCTCCTCACCGTCGTCAACGTGAGATACGTCACTATTGTGACGGGGGTTGAGTGATCCTGTGACGGGTTTCTTTTGCGGCCAAGTCCTTTCATCTTTAAGTACCGCGCTCATTCAATCCTTGCCTTTCCACCCTGGGCCACCCACCTTGTTATTTTTTGGCTTGCGGCGTTCTCTGCGCCGCATCAGTCCTATTTCCCCAGCGCCCACGCCAGCCCGACGCCCAACCCTATCACAATTCCGACCACGATGTTACGGGTCTTTCGTAGGTGCCGGTTCTCTTTGCTGAGTTTATTGAACGCCGTCTGAGAAATCGCCAACCGTTCCTCGTATTCTTTGATCCGGCTCTCATATCCGGCAACTCTAGCAGCACCCGCTGTAGTACGCGCTTGCGCCGTATTCGCCTGCTGCGTGGCCTGTGTCTTATAAACTGCGAGCAGGTCATTGGCCGCCTTCAGCTTCGCTTCAAGTATCGCTACCTGCTCGGGCGACCGGCAGATGGCGCGTAAATGCTCAACTTCGATCAGGCAACGTTCAAGCGTTTTCCCCACATCGTCAACAGGAACACGGTTCGTCTGCTGCGCCGAAGCCGAAATGCAAAACAATAAGATAAATGCAATGATTTGCTTCATAATTTGCTATTCTACAAAATGCCGAATACGCCGAAACTCTTATCTACAGGAACACGATTCGTCTGCTGCGCGAAGCCCCAGACGCTGAGCAATAGCACAATTTTTAAGCCATCTTTTGCATGCGTCCAAGTTGCTCGTGACCAGATCCCGTAGCTTTTTCTCATATTGCCGCTGCTCCTCTGCGCGTTCCTGACTGACAACTTTCAGCGCAATCCGTACATCCTTCAAGCTGCTCTGCGACTGATTGGCACTGAGCTCGGCAGCTTGCCTTTTAAGCGTCTCTATTTCGGTTGCCGCCTCCGCTGCGTGCTTTTCTATCTCCAGTCGGTTTCGTTCAGTGTCGGCCGCTGTCTGCTGCTTAAAGAATAACTCTCGCTGCTCGGCAATTTCTGACTGCCTTATGCCGTACAGAACTACCAGGATAATCCCAATTAAAATTAGCGGCACTGAAACCAGCAGCCATTTATCGGTGCGGGGTAATTGTCGAAGATTGCTGAATAGCTGTTTCAAGTGTGTGACCTCCGTTCCAAATACTTGATTCGTTCCGCGAGGTCGATCAGTTCATCATCGTGTTGTTTTTGCTGGATCTTAATTTCCGCCAGCGCCACGCGGACGCCGACATATACGCTTATGCCGGCCCCGAGTACGGTGAGGAAGCTGATAACTACTTGAATTTCTATCGTCATTCACTTTCGTGATCGCCCGCCTCTTTCGCCATCACCTCGCCAGCTGTGACGTTTTCCGCCTTAGTAATCGCGTCGTCGGCTCTTCCGAAAAACCCTTCCCGTGCTTCACGTTCAAGCAAGGCACTTTCCAAGAGCAGATTAGCCGCCGGCATTCTCTCAGGGTGATTCCTATCCTTAATAAGTATACCCAATCGCTCAATAAACTGGGTAAGCTGCTGCTCGGTCATCCTGTGCGACCGAAAGTCTTCCAGCAGCAGATCGAAAGCTGGTTGGTCTGTGTGGTGAAGTTTCTCGAAGGCTCGCTGCATCGCCACGTCCCAAATGAGCCGTTCATGTTTTTCAAGGCTGACCACGCGTGCATGGGTCTGACTGAGCGCGGCCTGTACAGCGTTTGTGAATATCCTTTTCGTGACCCAAGCAAGTGCCGCAAGAAAAGCGAGGGCTAAAAGCGCCAGCACTACTGTCAACATCGTTCATCCACACGGCGAGTTATTTCCGATTTCTCTATCCCTGATCCCCGCCGCCAGCGCGAACCGATTGCCTATCTCGAACTCAGCCAATCTATCAACCCGCCTTAACCAATCAGGTGTCGGGGAATCCACCGAACTCCTTGTAATCGCCGCCACGCAGATGGTTATATTTCCGTTGCTCTCCGTCATCCCCACGGCAAACTTTCCGTAATATGGCACCCAGAACGGCAGGGGGACCAGAGTGATGTTTATATCATCCGGCTTTACCTTATTAGCGGCCTCGGCATATCTACCGCCGCATTGAGCCCATTTAATGCGAATGCTAAGATAAGCCGCGTCGATCCAACTCAGCAAATCTACGGGTAGGGCCGCCGCATAATCGACGTACTCTTGCTGAACGTAATCAGGGACTCCAATCGAGGCCATGAACTTCCGCGCCTTCCTGATACGCTTCGGTCTGACCGCTCCATCCCATCCGTGTGCTTGAACTCGGCAGCCTAGCGGGGTAGTCAGCACGGCTGCGTTCTCAGAGGGAAAGCCGAGGAACGGAAAGAAGTAAGTGTTCGGGTCTTCTGCCACTATGTTCCCGCCTGTGTTCTCTATGTCAGGCTGATACTTGAAATAGAGAACTATGCTCGATACTACGATGACCGCCGAAGCGATCACGATTAGCTTGATACGCATGCTAATCCGAATGACTTAGACGTAGCCTAACGCCGTCCAGTCACACCCGGTTAGGTAGAACCACATTGTCCTGATCAGCGATACCGGGGCTTTGCGTTCATAGGTCATTTGCTACCTTTTACTTTTGAGTTTCTTTCGTCCGTTCTTATGCCCATTCAATTTTGCCAGCCCCGCCGGGGGCTTCTTCCAGGCTCTTACGCAGATGTTGTAGCCATCTAAAGTGAAGTCAATCCGTTTGAATCCACGACTGGTTAGCATCTCCTCAAGCAATTTGGGAGTAAAAAAGAACTTGTGAAAATTGAACTCATCACCCTTACCGCCAAAACTCTGCGCCCCGAGAATGACGTTCTGCACGTCGTTATCAATCTGGTCGTTCATGATCCGCTCGGCTGCCCATTGTGCGTTCGGTAGGATCAACCGCAGCTCCCCGTCTGGTTTAAGAATACGTATCCATTCGTCTAGCACTTCGGGTACACGCTTGCGAGGGAAATGTTCCAATACGTGCGAACTGTAAACAACATCCATTTCACCTGTAGCGAAGGGCAGGCAGCCGAGATCGCTTCTGTAATCAACTCCCGACAGTTCTCGAATGTCCACGCCCCATACTTCGCCCTCACTGGTCTGGAGCTTGTTCTCCCCGCATCCGAGGTCAACAATCTTCTTCTTGCCCTTCGGAATCGCGGCCCGTTTCATCGGGAGACAATCAGGCGGCAGGGTAGTTCCGGTCATCGTCTCGCAGCTCATGTGCTCACAGATGACACTTGCATCCGCCCAAATGGAACCTTCGCCGTACACCTCTTTTACCTGATGACAGAAATACAAATCCTCAGTCCATACTTCGCCTTTCGGAACACCGTCCCAATACGCCTTGAAGTTATCGACGGTCTTGAACCACGGCTTGTCTAGCTTTTGAAATACCTCAGTGCGGATCAGCGTGCAGCCCATCGAGATACCGTCTACCTCAAACAGTTCTCCGAGATGCCAGTCCCAATAAGGGCCTTTGCCTAATCCACGGAAGATCATCGGCATGGCCGGAGGGGACTTATGACAGTAGATTCCTCCGACAACCATCATCTCTGGATGGTGCTCCATCTGGTAAATGAGCTGTCGTAACGTATGCCCCGGCGCTACCACATCCTCATCAAGAAAAAACAGATACTTGGATTTCTGCTCGATTGCTTTCTCAGCAAACCAGTTTCGGGCCACGCCGATTTCCTGCATCCAAGTAGACGCAGTGGTCATGTTGAAACACATCGGGGGATGCAGTTGACTATAGGCAAACATCATCTGCGGATGAATAGGCTTGCCGCTTAGGGGGATGCCAAACGTCAAGCCTGTGTGGAAGGGATAGGGCACAAAGTCTCCTTTCTGATTAGGTCTATGAGCTGCCGAGCGTCCGTCTCGAAGATACAGCCATAACGGATTAACTGCTGTTCGAGACGGCGCAGATTGGATTCGACCGCTTCTGGTTCAGTCATTAGTTGGAGATGGTATAGCTGACCGAAAGCGTATTACTGGTGGCCTTAGCGAACGTCGAGAAGGTCACATGACTGAACAGCGTCCCTGCGGTCGCGCTGGTTGTGTTGAACAACCCGGCTTCTCCGATGGTTCCGGTTGCTTGATCCGTGGCAAACTGACAAGTCGCAATCCAGTTCGGCGTGCCGCTGGTGACGTTCGTTGTATCAATCGAGCAAGCCAGACGCCCAACAGTCGCGGTCAACTCTGAGCCCAGCTTAGTATCGTTAGAAGCCGGGGCAGTCGTGGATGTACCAACGGCAATCGAGTTAATTGCATTGGTCTGGTTGTTCGTGGCGTTGATTTTCTCAAGTACCCAGCGACGGCCGGCCGTAACCACGAGGTTATCATTTTTGACGTAGTGCAGAACCTTGCCCGACTTGGCATCGTGCAGGGCTAGTTCTAAGCATCCTCGGAGTCGGATGACATCACTGAGGTCTGTTGCTTTCGCTTTGCTTCTTCGCATTTTCTTTTCTCCTCGCAGTTATGACCGGGCTCGGCCGGGCTATCACAGAATCCACAATTTAGAACGATGGCAACGCCATCGCCCTGTTTCATTGAATCGCTGAACATTTAGTGTTGA